GGTTTACCCGATAACGCCTTATTTATTTTCTCCCGTAGGAGAGCCTGCTACTGTCCTGTCGGTTTGTTGTCGGCAGTAAGTGATTCAGGGCTATCTGTGATAACGTCGATTACCTGCTGTACCGAATTATCGAGTTGCTTTACAGCACTCTCGATGTAGGCTTCGGTTTCGGTTGTAACGACAATGCCTTTTTCGTGGAGCAGATTCACAACGTACTGTTTCTTGTCGATCTGGTGGTTTTCCGAATACTTTTCGGCAGCTTCGACAAAGTGCTGTACCACCGTATAGAGCCGTTTCTCCTGAAGCCACGGGATAACCGTCTTCTTGATCCACGGAACTACGAATACGGATACAACACCTGCGATTGCGGCGAGTACGAGTTCCAACAGGTTCGACAAAAGGATTTCGAGAAAGTCATTCATTGGGGTTTCCTCCGTTTCTCTCGTTTTTGCAATTATTTTGTCAAAGATTATCAGTACACTGACAATCTTTCTCAACAAAAATGCTACTTTCAGGGTTGAAAGTGCGATTTCTGTTCTTTGTTCGCACATAGGCATAGCATATTACTTCTGCCCGTGTGCCTTCTGATTCAGATACTTTTCAAGGGCGGTGTGTGCTTTTGTAACCTCACCGTTACAACCTTGCTGTTTCAAACCGTCAAGGACAGCGAGAACTGCGTAGGATATAACACAGAGTTCGTCCTCAACCCTCTGTATTCTCTCGCTCTCTTCCGAGCGGAGAAGGTCGATGTCTTTTTTCTCTTGATCGAGAAGTCTTTGAGTATCTGTATCGTGCTTTTTTTCGAGCTTTTCAATATCGGTGGATTGCGAGTTCTGCTTATGCACCCACTTGGTAAGACCATATACAAGTCCCCAAATTGCCGCAATAGCAGTTGCTACTCCACCGATGGTGATTATGATTTCGACTGCTTCCAAAGATACCTCCTTTCCGACTATGCGTTCAAGCTGACGAAAGGAGAACCTTGTCCCAATAGCTTCAGCTCATCTTCGGCTTTTCGGCGGTCGTCATCAAATTCTTTTTTGGTTTCTTCATCCACCGCACTCATCTCCGCTATGAACAATGCCTGCCTGTTGATGATCTCGGCTTGCATCTTCACAACTTCGCAAAGGCGGTCGATTGTTTCGATGGCATTCAACTGTCTGTACCTCCGTTTTGGTTTCTTTTGGTTCAGGCACAACTACTTGGGATAGTCCAATGCCGTTTTGCTCCAGCGTTTTCACGTAGGAGCAGTAGATCCTGTTCAGCTCGGTGCAGAGCCCGTGGCTGTTACAGTGAATGAGGATGCCGTGATACGAAGCGGCTCTCCTCTTGAATTCATCCTTTGTCATCTCGCCTATGGATAACTGATAGCATATCACCTTGACTTTACGGATGATCTTCCGTGCGGTTGACTTCTTTAACTTTCTATGGGTAGCCCATATCTTGTAGCCTACAAAGTCGATACCGAGAGTTATCGGTCGAATAGCTGTCTTGTTATTCAAGCTGAGAGCGAGACATTCATTAAGGAATCGTTCGATGCAATCTTTCCATCGGTGCAGTTCCTCCTTGCTTTCCGATAGAATGATAACGTCGTCCATATACCGTATGTAGTGGCTGATTCCGAGGGTGTGCTTACAGAACTGGTCGAGCTGGTCGAGATAGATGTTCGCAAACATTTGCGATGTGAGGTTGCCGATAGGCATACCCGTATCATCGAGCCAATCTTCATACGGACAATCTTCCGGGCTGAAGCCAGCGGGAAGACCGAACTTCTGGTTAGGATTGTTGATAATCCTTTCCAGTAGCGTCATCATCTTCTCATCGTGAATACGTACACGCAGAATGTCAAGCAGGATCTCGTGATTGACACGATAGAAATACTTACTGATGTCGAGCTTCAGATAATAGCATTTCTTGTCGGGGTTTTCGAGTTCCTTTCGGTGAGCTTGACGAAGCCAATACTGCAACTTGTCGGCAGCGGCGTGTGAGCCTTTGTCTTTTCTGCAAGCATACGAGTCTTCGATGAACTGTTTGTCATAGAACGGAAAAAGATACCGATATATGCTCCATTGAACGATACGGTCACGAAACGGAATCGACATCACGAGCCGTAGCTTCGGTTCGTGAACGTAGAACATTCTGTATCTACCCATCTCATAGACCTGCTCGTTTAATTCAAACAGAAGCAGATCCAGCCCCGTTTCCAGCTTATCTGAAAATTTGAGGATTTCAGGTCTGTATCGTTTACCTTTACGAGCCTCTCGATACGAGATTTCGAGGTCTTCGTAGGAACACATCTTGTCATATACATCGGTGAGGACAGACATACCCTCGACGTACTGTTCTATTTGGTATTCGTTTTCCATAAACCTTAAAAAAAGAATGAGCCGAGCGGGGCGTCTCCGTCTTCTCGGCAATTTACTCTTTCTCCTTGCGGAACGGCGGCGAGTCCCTTTGGGCCTGACACTTTTCGGTCTCCGTAGAGAGCCATTCGTATCGTAGGTATGCCAGACGCAGAGCGGAGCGGAAGCCGATGTTGTGATTCGTATTGGAACGGGCATTGTTGCCATTCAAGTTGAAGACACCGTTGTTGGAACTGTTGTTCCAGTTACCGCCACGATAGGCGAACCGCTAATATAAAATAGACTCGTCCCTATGAAAACGGCTTACTTGTTCAGGTGGTTCAAATAACCTCCGATCAATCTGCCGATCTCATCTAAATATTGACTGTTCCACACGTATTTCTTATGCAGGGAAAGAGGCGGAGAAACAGATACAGTGATGAGCTTTCCTTGCTCGTCATATACCTTGTTGCCGTTCTTATCTTTCTTTGGAACCTCCTGATCATAATAATCTTTGTCTGCGGCAATTCTTACGAGATGCCGCAAAACCTCCAGTTCCTCATCCAACTCCTGCAATGTGGACTTCTTGTAATATTTCTTCTCGATTTTGACGACAAGTCGGAACATCGTCAGCATCGACTGCCTTATTTCGCTTGCCAATTCCTTGTCTCGACCGGGAAATCTATCCACAATCTTCTTGCCGTATCTATACATATCGGCAATCCGCTCTTTGAGGATAAACGCCTTTTGGTCGTCTCGACGGTTGGGGCTATTCATTTGGATTTCTTCGTTTTCCATAGCATCTCCATAGCCTTAAAAGATAGGGCGGGCTACCGCCCACCCCATCAGTTTAACAGCGAACAGTTTACAGTTCTACAAAAGCGGTGCGGAAGCCGAAGTTGTGATGCGTATGGGAACGGGCATTGCTGCCAAGCAAGTTGAAGACACCGCCGTAGGAACCGCCGCTCCAGCTACCGCCACGAGAGGCGAACCGCTCTGCGGCACCGTTGTTCATATAGAAGTAGTCGCCTCCGTGATTTCCGCTATCTGCGGGGAACAGAGCGAGAGCCTTCATAATCTCAGGGCAGGTAACTCCGTCCGCAAGTGCAAGAGCATTAAAGCTTGTTGACTTGTAGGCGTCTTCCTGCAATGTGAACTCGGTTGCAAGCGTGATTTTGCTGTTTGCATAATCCCACTTCAAGGTTCCTGCCGTGCCGGGATCTACGAGAGAACCGTCAGGCATAATCGCCTTCCAGAGAGTGCTGTCAACCGTCTGCGGATTGAGCTTGTTTGCGGCGTTGTTGTAAGGGATAATCTGGATTTCTCCAGCTACGGTTCTGTAACCGCCCATCCACTCGTAAACATTGCCGTTCAAATCCCACACACCGCTTGCATCGTTGTTATGAGCCCAAGACTTAGGACCGGAGCCCGTAGCAACTCTTCCGTTGTAGAGCGTCCCATTGTCAATGTAGGTGTAGGTAACGATACCTTTCTCGTCAGGTCTCGAATGATCCTTGCCGTAGTTATTGTTACCTCTCGGCATAAAGCCGTTCTTTCTGCACTGAAGGGCAATCCAAGCCCATTCAGCGTTGGTTGCAATGTGCCAACCGTTGCCCTTGTTCTCGCAGTATCCTCTTGCAACATCGAAGTTGATGCCCGTTTTAGGATCCTGCAAGGGTAGCGAATAAGCTCTGTACAAGCCATCCGCACATCTGATTGCCACGTTCTGATATTTGGAATACCAGAATGCGGCTTTTTCTGCATTATCTACCGAGAATGCGGGGTGCGTGTTCTCCGAACCGCCCGTGATAACATCGGCGATATTGCCTTTGTCAAAACGAACCATAATGGAGGGCATACCCACATCGTCGTAGATGACTTTGTTGGTTTCGCCGCCCAAGAGCTGAACGGCAACTTCAAGATCTGTCATAGAATTATACCTCCTCCGTTACAGGTACGCCATCAGGCTCGATGGTAGGCAGAGCCCACAGACAGAGGGTTACTCTATCCATATTGAAGGGGACGGGAGTGGTCTTCTCTTCGTCCTCATAGGCTCTTGCGGGAATGATGATGTTCGCAACGAAATACTTGGAAAGACCGGCGATAAGGATCATATCGTCATCAGTGCAGATGTCGATTGTTACCTCCTCGTCTCTCTCGTACTTTTTGAGGTTGAGCATAAGCTCATCGTCCCCAAAATATAGGCGAGTGCCTTCCTCTGCGTATGCGACCTTTACGCCCTCATTCACTTCTTTGATAATCATAGCCGTATTCCTCCTTTATCTTTTGTTGGCGTTCTGAGCAGAATACTCAGCGGATCTGCGAGCGATAACCTCTGCCGCCTCTCTCTGCTCTTTGGTGGGTTGGCTCCCCTGTGTTCTTACCTTGTGGAAGTCACGGAGAACCCTCTCTTCGTAGCGTCTCTGCTCGTCAGATTTGATGATTACGTTTGCCATTACAGAATACCTCCCATAACGATGAACGTAACCGTTCCCGAACCGTCAGCCGTAGCTTTGAAGCCGTTCGCCTGCTTCGAGCTGATTACGATGTTGCCGGGAGCTCCGCTCGTAATCATAGCTTGAACCACATAGTCTGTGGCGTTTCTGGTCTTGGCAGCGGGAATCGGGATAAGATCGGTAAGCGAATCAGCGGTCAATTCAATACCTGTGATAATCACGGGCTCTGCGTGAGCCGCTTCTCTCGCATTGAGCCTGTTCATAATGGCATTGATGTCCTGCTCGATACCAGCCTCGAATACGCCCAACTCGATTTTGTTGAAGTTATCCTGCGACAAGTTCGTGCCTTGCTGAATCACATTGCCACTACCGTCGGTAACGTGGTCCAGCCAAAAGGTTCTGTTGTACATATCGCTTTATACCTCCTGTATCGGAAATTCAAAAGTGGCAAGAACGCCCTGCGTAGCCGTTCTTTCCAGCGAGATCTCTTGGGAACCAGCCACGGTCCCCTCAATGTCGATAATCCGCAAGCCCCTGATGGTGTGACCGCTCGCAGGTACGTTCGGTATGTGAACCGTAAACATAACCTTTGTGCCGCTCACCTCACGCTTGTTGATTACAGCATCGTACCAAGTGCCGGATACCTGATACTGAAACTTTACAATGGAATCCATCCACTGCTTTCTGCGTTTTGCGAGAAAATCATTTGCGAAAAATCCCACAATCGTTTACCTCCTAAAAATATTTACCACACTTGATCTTACCAGAAACCGTGTAGTCGGTCTTGATGACCGTCGTGGTTTCGGCAGACGTTATGCTGGAACTGGATTGCGTTCCCGAAGATGCTTTGGACGGAGCGGTTCCTGCGATAACGCCAGAACCAACCGCATCGTACTCACTTCCTTCGAGTTCGATTTCGGACGATGCCTCAATTTCATTTGCATAAGATGTTCCTACCGATGCCTTATCGGGAATCGTACCCGTTGCCTCGTAGTCGTTTGCGTTCAGCTCGGTATCTGCCGAAGCATCAACCTCTGCGGAAGCAGAAACGCCAAGCGAAGCGATTTCAGGCGTAACTCCCATCACCGTGTCATCTCCCATAAATCCATACTGGTTTTCGTCGAGTGCAATTTCGGACGATGCCTCAACTGCTTTCTCGTTCGTCATTCCAATCGTGGCGGTTTCGGGGTATGTTCCGGCGAGGTCGTATTCGTGGGTATGCTCGCTATGAGCGTCAGAAACAATAACGCCGTTTTCGTGGCTGGAACCGAGAGTTGCAACGGTCGGATAAACGCCGCAAACAACCGCCCCACACATAGGCTGTTCATAGCCGTATAGCGTGAGGAGCTTTCCTACCTGAATGACATATTTCAGTCGGTAGCGATACAAAAAGCCGACACCGGCAGGGTGAACCGACGGGACATACGAGATGTCCGCAGGTCCGCCTTCAGGTGTCAACAGTGATGCGGTTACGATAATCGTTGCGGGGTAAAGCTCATCCTCTTCGTATTGGATCTCATCAACACCCCACACCGTCTGCAACTGCTGGATCAGGTCGTAATAGGTGCAGTTGTTCGAATTCTTATACGCCTTGTATTTGAGATATTGGCGGTAACGTCTATCCTCCAAGATCGGGAAGAAGATCTCGTCACCGCACAACAAGCCCGCCTCAGCCCTCGTAAGTCCTACGATGTCGCCTATAAGGTCGAGCTGCTTTCCCTCAGCGTGGTCGAGCGAAAGGTCTGTCTGGAGCTGTTGAAAAACTCCAAGCAACTCACCCAACTGCTTGTCGAATGCTCTCGTAAGACCGAGGATCAGTTTCTTTTCCTTAAACTGCTCAGGAAAATCATTTATCAAGGGAAATTCCTTGACGAGAGTTTCAATGCTCAATCAGCGTCACCTCGATTCTGTCCGTGTCTATAACGGCTTTCTGCCGAGATGTAACGAACACGTTCCTCTCGGTATAGTCGCCCTCGGTCGGAACGGAATCGCTTTCGGTTGTGCTGAATGCGGATATGTCTATATAGGCAATACCCGAACACTTTGCCTTGATACCTTCGTAGAAATCCTGCGTGAGAACAGCACTTCCAGCCTTCAGGTCTGTGGATTTCTCCACGATAGCCTGCTTGATGAGGTCTGTGTAGTTCGGGGGCATAGGCTGTGACGGGTTCTTCGTTACATTTACCTTCAACCATACATAGACAGGCTGAGGTCTGTTGAAGCGAACCACCACAACGCCACCAAACAAATCGGGAACATCTACTTCTACGCTTCCGTAGGTTGCGATGCCCGCAGCCTTATTCTTCAGGATCTGTGCGGCAATATCGACGTCCGAACCGCCATCAACGACAATTTCTATCGAGTGGGGCGGTCTGCCTTCCGCATCCGTTTCTGACGAATCGTTTTCGTATCCCGAAGCACTGCTTACGTTTTCCACGTTTTCAAGGATACCTGCAACAACGCTCTCCAGCATCATAGTCGAGCGGGAGGCGATTTTCTGCAAGTAAGACTGGCGGAATTCGATGTCGGTTTCCCGAAGTCGTCCGTATGTGGGGGAAGAAAGGTTCGAGCAAGACTCGAAGCCGACAATCGTTGTAACGATCTCGGTAATGGAGCCTGCCGGAAGGACGATTTTTCCGAACTCCTCACTGTGGAATGTAAACAGGCAGGAAACGGTCTCGGTTGTCAGGTTTTCCGAAAGCGAAAGATGGTTTGTCTTTCTATCGCTCTTGCACGTGATCTTCAATACAGAATCCTCTGCAACTGCCTCGAAATCGTCTCCAACCGTAGCGGTTATCTGTTCTTGGAGTCCGAGCAAGATTTCGGATGCTGTGGCACTTACGCCAGAGCGATAAACACAGGCATCGCCGTTTATCGTTACGGTATATACTGTGTCATCTGATGCCGAAACCACGGAAACAGATGCTTTGTTGAAGGCTTCTCTTGTCAATTCGAAGTCCTGCATTGCTTTGAAGAAAATCTGGGGTGTCGTGTTCGATGCGATACGTGTACCGTCACCGATGAGCGTCCCATCTTTGCCTGTGCAAAGAACCGTGTAGGCTGTTTGCTGATCTCTTTCTCTCGTTAAGCCGCCGAACTGTGCGGCGAAGTCGAGGTTTACTCCTTCTGCGGTGGAAGGATAGTGTGCGAAGTACGTTTGCTCCGCCACCTCCCAGAGCTGTGCGAGTCTATCAGCGAAATTCGTGGTAAGAACATTCAAGAAGGATTGAGGATTGAGTGCTACATCGAATCCGAATTCTTCGGTAAGGTCTTGCTGAAGCTCGGCTAAGATCTCATCAAGCCTTTTCTTCACAAAACCGTTCGGTGTTACACCTCTTTGGTTATACATCGAGTGTCAACCTCCCTTCTATTGAACTTTGTCCTGCGTGAACCTTGTACGAAACGCTTAACTTTCTCAGGTATCGGTCAAGGGTGAGAACCAAATTCTCTACGTCCGTGACTTCCTCCACGTCGAGTATCGCATCTCGCATCAGGTCTTCGAGCAGAACCAAACTCGGATTCTTCACAAAGGCTTCCTCGTAATACGGGATGCCAAGTTCAGGTCCGAGCTTCCATTCGTTTTGAAACCACCGCAGTCGGATTGCGATTGCTTGCTTCACGCTGTCGGTGAACTGAATATCTCCCGTTTCCGAGAGCTTCAGGTCGCCTTTGTCGTCGAGCAAAATATCTTTCATCGCCTATCCTCCTTTCGGTCAACTGTTAAATGGATTGAGTAGCAACTGGTGCTCGCTCACAGATCCAGACACCTTGACGTCGCCTCGAATCTTCACGTCACCGTCGATGCCAATGTGCTTTTCCGAGATAACCATTTTCAAGTTCTTGTTGGTTACAATGATGCAATCATCCTCGATTGCGTCCTTGATTTCCTTCGGTGGCTTGCTGAATAGTCCCGGAAGAGCTACGGCGTTCGAGAGGGCGTATTTCATTTCCGAAAACTGCTCTCCCTCTCCTCTCCACATATCAAGCGTTTGCTCGCTCACGATGAGCAGGCATCCGTCGCCTTTCTTTACGGGGAAAACGACAGAAACATCCCGCCCTGCTCCTTGCTGGAACATAACGGGAACATCTGTGATTTGCGGATAGTCGATGACCTTTCCGTTTGTGAGCACCATTTTTGCCAACGGCAGAACCGTTGCGGTACAATCTTTGGGATCGAATTCCACAATCTCTGCCGGTAATGCTGTGTGGACTTCGTTAAGCATAGACGTTACGGTATCCGTAATCGCCTTTACGAGATCTTGCATCATACGCTTCCTACCTCCACAAGCTGTGCCGTACATTGCCAATCTCCTTCAAGGTTGTCACCTTGGATTGTCAACTTATAGACACGGAATATACCCGTAACTACTTCCGATTGGAGCTTCACAAGGTCGTTGACGTTAATGGCTCCGTTCAAAAAGAACACAACCTCATAACCAAAAAGGCTATCCTGCAACGTGCTTCCGGTGTCTTCACCAGCCGCAACCGCACTGTTGTATATCTTCTTCGGGATGCCGATAAGCCCTGACGTTTTGTCGAGCACCTGTGCTATGGTGGAGATCGGCTCGTTCTTCTGCGTTACCTGCAACGTACCATTCTGTATCGTCCAAGCGATGCTCGCAAGTCTGCAAGCTGCATCGAGAGCGTTTTTGGCGGCTCCAACATAACTGTAACCACGGGAAAAGAAACGGCGTAGAGCAACGCTCCTCGCCTTTGACGAGTATCTTACAGGAAGCCCCATCTTCTTTGCCGCATCGTCAATAACCGTCTTTACAGCCGTTTTTCCACGATAGGAAATGGAAACAAAGGTGTCTTTGGTCTCTGCGAAACCGTCAATCGCCTCTATATCCGTCATTCTGTCCGCACCATCAAGGTCGGTCTGCACGTTGCTTACCGTACCTTTGAAAATGCAAGGTCGGCTATCGCCGTATCCTGCATTCAACTCGATCTGGCAGTTGGTTCTTGCCAGCGTGTTAAGGTGTGCTTGGTTCAGGTTCCATATCTGGATCTTTGCGGTATTCAGGGTAGATGAGTCTGTCCTTTCGAGCGAAAAGTTGATATGCAGAGCTTTGTTGGTGTCCGATGACGGTTGCCCGATTTCGAACCCAACAGAGCCCGCTACACCAGCCTTTAACCTGTACTGTCGGTCGAAGAACTTAATCGACATATTCTTTCGCCTCCTCGATCAATTCTTCAGAGGGAATGAATACGAACTGAGCCTCGCCGTTCTTGAACGCATCACGCCCAACACGTTCGAGGTTCGTAAGCACTCCGAAGATCCCATCGGGCATTTCGCTCGTATGGAAATACCGATTGAGAGGAAAGGACGGAACGATCTTTATCTCGGTGATGATCGGCGTATCCTCTGACGTGTAGATGCCAAAGGTCCAAAAATCTCCCGTTGAGTTATACGTCAAGCGGAGCAGATACTCCTTTCCCCGCAAGACAACCCTTGAAAAGCTGTCGTTCATATCGGGTAGGGATATGATTGTCAATGTTCCTTCCTCCTCTCTTATTTCTTAAACAAGCCGAACAAAAGCGAGCAGGCTTTGGAGAGAAAGCCTTCTTTCTTCTCCTCTGTCGTGCTCGCCGTACCTCCACTTTCGCCGGTTGTGCCGCTCGCTCCATAAGAAGCAGGAATCGTGGTGGTCTTGGATTTTGTTATCTCGACCTGTTGCAATTGAAACGAAACCTCAACGGCATTCATCATCTCGGCGTTTTCGGGAATCGTCAAGCTGACAAGTGCCATATTTCGGTAAACTTTGTTACCCGATGTAAAGGTAACAGGATCTCCTGAGAAGTAGAGCTTTTCGAGTTGCTTACACACTCTGCTAACCCTATTCTGAGAATTTCCTAACTGTCTCCTCCAAGTAATCGGCGAGTTCGAGATGAACGCAGTAACGCTCAAAGAGAGCGGGCCTCGAAGAACAGCGTCACTCACTTTGTAACCGTCTTCGACGGGGTAGGTGGGAACTTCTGCTTCGTAGGCTCGATCTCTGCTGATGATTGCGTCAAATTGTACTCCTCCGAGATTGGAAGGCGTATAAACTTTTGCCACGTTCATCACCTCGCATACGACAATGCACGTGCCATTTCAGCCGTTGCATCGCTGGAAGATTTCTTCATAGCTTTCGCTCCATCCTTTTGAGCCTGAGCAGGACCTCCATTAAACTGGTTGGTGATGTTCACGTTCTGCGTGATGGTTCGATTGCTTGAATCTTGATTAAGGGTTTGTGCTGCTTGGGCGGGCTGTCTTGCTCCTGCGAATACGCTCAAAGCATCGAGCATCGTGTTCTTCATCTTGCTGATAGGAGATACGATCTCGCCCTCGTTCTTGTTATCACCGATAACTACGGGGGTGGGCTTGTTTGCCCCGATGTAACCACCATTTGCAAGACCGAAGAAACTGCCGAGCTTCTTCAATCCGCTGGATACGGCACTCTTGGCTTTGCTTACCGCTCCGCCTACCGCCTTTCCAACACTACTGTTTTTGACCGAGCTAACTACGTTGCTGACGGTCGATTTTGCTTTGTCCACAACAGAGCTGACGGTGCTCTTGACGTTGCTTGCTATCTCGGATACCTTCGCACCGACGTTCGATGCTACGCTACTGATGGCAGACTTAGCGGTTTCCACCGCCTTGCTCACGCCTTCCTTTGCTGTGCTGACCGCAGACGATACCGCCTTGCCGATTGCACTATCCTTGACAGCGGTTACTGCCTTGTTCACCGTATCGCTTACTGCATTTTTGATACCCGATACGGCATTGCCGATACCGGTCGATACCTTTTCTGCTACACCGCTTGCAAAATCCTTGACTTTGCTTGCCGCTCCGCTCAGGGCGTCTCCAACCTTGCTCGTCATACTCTGGAAGCCACTCGAAATAGAGGTCCAAGCGTTTTGTGCTCCGCTCTTCACGCTATCCCAAGCGTTGCCAGCCCACTCGCCGATTTTCGATGCTGCACCTGAAATCGTTTCGCCGATTTTACCGGCGATGTTTTTGGCTCCTTCCCAAATACTCTTAACTCCGTCGAGTATCTTCGAACCGATGTCCGAAAGAATATTGAGTACAGAACCGAGAGCGTTTTTCAATCCCTCTCCAAGTCCCTGCATAAGCATTGAGCCGAGTTCTGCGAATACAGTTGACGGACTGTGGATCCCGAACAACTTCTTGAAGCCGTTGACAAAAGGATCGAAGATGTTCTTCTTAATCCAACTGCCGATGTTCGAGAAGAAATCGGTGATGCCTTTTCCGAAACCGCTTACTATGTCCTTCGCTCCCTGAGCGAAATTCTTAGTCCAGTTGGAAATGGCATTCTTGAACGACGAGGTGACGTTGCTCATCCACCCCGTAACCTTTTGACCGAGACCTCCGATGCCTTTTGTCAAGTTGCCGGTCACAGAGGACGTGAAATCCTTGAACTTGCTTGCCGCTCCTTCAAGGGGACCGACTATTGCCCCTATCAATTTGTCGAACAATCCGATTATCCAAGAGAGTGCATCAATCAATGGCTGTAACAGCGTTGTGATGAACGAAATTACGCCTCCGAGCGTTCCCGAAAGAATGTCGATTATGACCGTGAGAACGTCGATGATGGGGGACAAAATCAGATTTAGGAGGCTCGAAAGCATATCCAAAAGCGGTGTCAGGATAGACAAAACGCTCTCGATTATGCCGAGCACAGGGGCTAACAACTGATTCACCATATTAAGCACCGGAACGAGCACAGAGTTGAGCAGGTTGCAGAGCAACTTAATTATGGAGATTACAGGCTTCAGGGCGAGGTTTACGAGGTTTACTACAATGTCGATGATCGGGTTCAGGATGTCAAGGATCGGCAACACTGCATCGACTATCATCACGACGAGATCGAGTATAGGTTCAAGAACCGCTATGAGCAAGTCGAGAATTGGTACGATTATATCCAGCAAGGATACGATAATTTTCAATACCCCATTCATCAGCTTTTCGAGTATGTTGAATAGGGACTGCATCAACTTATTGATTACGGGCATTATTTTGTCCATAATCATTTGAAGCAACGAGCATACAGGATCGAGAACCTCGACCAGTATTTCCAACGCACCTACGAGAGCACCGCTGATTACCGTGGCAGCAAGACCGATTACCTGAGACACCACCGAGAAAACGTCCGAGAAGACGGAGCCGAGTTTTTCAACTATGCCCGCTATCTTGTTTTTCATATCCTCGGCGGACTTTCCAATTGTGGCGAAAAATCCTCCTGCGATACTATCGTTTCCGTTGAAGAATGCTATCAGGTCTTCGAGTGCAACCATTAGGGCGGCAATAATTGCTATGATGAGTAGCACCCAAGGACACGCCTTTGCCACCATTGGAGCTATTTTGCCGATTGCGGCTCCAAGCCCCTTGAAGCCAGCAAAAGCACCTCCAGCACCCGCTCCCACCGTTCCCAGCGTTTCTGCGAGTTTCTGGAGTGCCGAATTACCCATCATAACATTGCCGACTATTTTAAGACCGGCAGTAGCACCTGCTATGCTTCCAATGGTTATCAGGATAATCTTCAGGAGATTTCCTATGCCCCCCACCTTCGACGATAGCCTTTCAACCCAAGCCGTCGCTTTCTTCACCACGTTCATAATCCCGTCGAATGCACGAGTCATAAACTTGGCTACTTTCTGGGTGATTTGGTGCGTTTCGTTAAGCTGAACCAACCAAAGACCGAATTCGTTTTTGATGTACTTCATCGCATCCGTTATGGTGAATGCGAGTTGACCGTAATCCGATTCTATGGCGGCGGAATTGCTGTTGAATGCCGTGTATAGCTGATTTGCGGTTATAGCACCTGCGGTTCCGAGTGCCTTGACTTGCTGCTCGGTTACGCCGAGCGTTTTGGAAAGGTAGGTTATCACCTTCGGGCAGGACTTCATTATCGTCTGAAAGCTTCCTGCACTGACCTTTCCTGTTGTAAATGCGTTTTGGATCGCTCCGTTCAAGGAGCTGATTTCTGACTCATTTGCTCCTGCGGACTTGAATGCTTTGTTGGTAAGTTCTGCAAAAGCGGCGGTATCCTCCACCGTTTTGAACAACTTGTTGTGGGTGTTCATCAGGTCGGTTACTGTCGTAGCCATAGCAGCGTAGGTCTGCCTCGTTGCGTTTGCCGCATCTCCAACTGCACGTTGCAATTCTTCCTGATTTGCAATGTTGTTGGTAGCATACTTGATCTGCTGATTTACCTCTTGGAACTCCTCAACAATAGCGTTCAGTTGAGTAAGAGAAACACCGACGCCGATAGCACCGAGGGCTTTCGTTGCAAAACTTTTAAGGGAGTTAATGCTTTTCTTTACACTTGCTTCGGTGCCTTTGTTGACCTCGTAGCCAAATGCAATAGCAATGTCCCTTATTGTCATCGCTTACTCACCTCGCTTTTCAAGTCTTCCGCTTGAAGCCTCTCAATATCCACGTCTCTCTTGTACAAAGCATACAGTTTCAATGCCTCATCAAGCGTGTACCACGCTTCGAGTTCCATTTTCGATGCGAGCTGTGCCTTGATTAACGTGTACATTCTGAGTTCAAGTTCGGAAAAAGCGGTCAGGTCGAGGTTTCCGTATTTCTCAATCCCGCCGCTTTCGTCAAGGTCGATACTTTCTCGGTTACAGAGCCAGATAGGTTTCCGAGCTTCTTGAAAAAACCGCCGTAGTTCGTCTTGATGACCTCAAAAGCGAGCATATAGATACCCATAATATCGCAACAGAAGATCTCATTCATAAGCTCCTCCGTGAGATATACGGTTTCGTCTTCGTAATCTACGGAGACGTTCTTGTTGAGAACGAGCTTTCTCAACAGGTTTTCTACCTTATCGCCAGACAAGGAATCGAAAGCCCCCGACAGTGCAGGGGCAATCTTTTCCAAATCTGCGTCAAGCGGATCTTCTCCTTCTCCCGTGGGGAGAGCCGAAATGCCTGCAATGAGCGGAATGGCGAGCTGTGCAAGCTCACCACTCAGGTTGGCAGCCTTGAACGCTCCGAACGGGAAAATGTGAAACTGTGTACCGGAGACTGTTACATCTCTCGGCGTAAACATCTTAGACTCTTGCATCGTTTAATACCTCCTTGACGCAAATACTTTTATTTTTTATTCGGTGAATTCGCCTTCACCGGTTTCGATGGACCACTCCTGATTGTTCGTGTCCTTACCTCTTACCCAAGAGGGCTGCTTCTGTACCCACGCATTGTCGGTAGAGAAAACAACGCCGCCTCTGAGGTCTTTTACGAGAATGGGAAACAAACCGTCACCTGTGGTTTTGTCCTTCTTGTACATAGAGCGAAGCCACTTTGCGGTGTCGGACATCTGCAAGAGTGCGAGCTTCACCGTGTACTGCTTGTTGGGATCGACCGCTCTTGCGATCTCACCGTCACAGCCGGTTTTGGAGAGAACGCCCTCGCCCTTCTCTTCGATGGTTACGAAAGAGTCGTCAGCGAGACCGGAAACGGCGTGAGTGCCGAAGGTAATGATGACCTGTCGGCTGTTATAGGTTTTTACAGTTCCTGCTGCCATTTGTTATACCTCCGTTAAGATACGAGGGTTCCGTTTACCTCGACGAGATGGATTGCTCCAGCAAGTCTTGCGGTAAACTTACAGCCCTTCAGCGTTCTTGCTGCCTTATCAGCGTCGCTGACGCTTGCAGCGGTAGGAACAGAAGTGGTGAATCCGACGATTTCGTTTCCGTCAGCGTCGTACTCGGTCTCGGCAATGCCGCCCTTCGTCTGTCCCTTTTTCAACGAGGCGATCATCTGGTTCTGAATGAGCGTGATACCTTTCGAGGTAAAGGGAACCTTCGGGTTCATAATGAACAGGTTGTAGATACCCTTCTGCATATCATTCTGGAGCCAATCACGGAAGCGGATAACGTCGATCCACTCGCCGGATACCGTTCTGCCGTCCAGCGTGATGTTCTTGCCAGCACAGTGAACGTAGCAGTTGAGGTTTTCTGCTTTGAGGGCAGCGATCTCGGTCTGGGTGTAAGGCTCAGGCTCGATACCGTTGAGCGTCTTGTACGCCCAAGTCTCAGAGCCAGCCTCGTAGCTCAAACCGGTTGCCATCATAGCAACGTGGGTGTAAATGTTGTTGGGATAGGTCTGCGAACTCTTGGTGCTAAATCCATACGCACGAGCGTAGGACGTACCAACGGGGTTCTCTCCATCGGTTACAGTGAAGCCGAGGAACTTAGTGTTCGCATCAGCCCAAAGAGCGATGTCGGCAAGCTCATCGGTAGAAACACCGCAAGGAGCGATGCCATACCAGCCGGGCGTCTCGATAGCTCTGTCGAGTGCATCGGTAGCATTCTCGTCGAGCTTGATGACCGCAATGTAAAGAGGAGCCGAAGGATTGTTCGCAAATGCGATAGAGGCTCCGATATATACGGGATCCGTCTTGCCCCATCCAGCGGAAGTCAGCTCACCGATTTCGGTATAAACACCTACATCGGGGGGAGTCGTGGCACCGCCAGCGGCAGGAGCAGGACCAACGATGAGCATATTGTCGAAGCTCTCCGAATCAGCAGCGGCTGTGCTGATCGAAATGTCCATCTTTACGAGAGTGTCGATTAAAGCCATAGGTTATTCCTCCTGTGTTTGTTCGATGTCGAGCGTTAAGGGATCGACATCGTTAATCTGAAGATTTGCAAGCTCTTCCGTACCGCCTCCGCTTGCGGTCTGTTTCCAATTAGGTCTGCTGATGCCAGCGTAACCCTCTGCCTCTCCCATAAAGGAAACGAGAAATTCTTGCTTTGCCCGATACTCATAGTCTTGATCTCGGACTGCGGATGTCGGCAGAATATCACCTTCAGGACGGACATTTATGTTCAGACGTTCGTAATGATCGTCGGCATAATCCGATGTCATAAAGTTTACGAAGTCCATCATATCTGCCTCTGCCGTGTCCTCAAAGTACGAATCACCCTCTTCGTCAACAACCTCTCTACCGTGGGTAAAGAGTTCGGTCGAGAGTATCACTGTGCAAGGAATAAGGCTTCGTGATGCCTCGTTTGTGATTTCGAGGAGTGAATGTTGGCTTCTGTGAACCTTGCCCATTGTGAGGCTTAAAAACGGGTTTATGGGCTTGGTTGCGTTTTGGCGTGGTCCCCACGCTACATCTGCTCCGGCAAAATATCCTTGGATAAATTCGAACAGAACGTCACGAAGTTCGTCTATTCTCATTCATTGCCTCCGTCTTCTGCGGGTTCGCTGTCGGTCGATGAAGGCGGCTTCTTGTCGGATTCGGGGATCGCCTCTGTTACGAGGGTGAACTCCGATTCGTAGTGGAACAGTGGCGTGTGCTCCCACATCTGGCTCTGCACACACTCGTACCAAGCACCCTGATAAAACAAACGGTCAGCGTTAATGCCCTTGGTCGTATCAACTGTGCGGATGGGGAATGTGCCGAACGCCTTGATGCGTTTGGGGCATCTCTTTCCTTCTGCCGTGACCTCGACCTGTGCGGACATAGGCTGAACATTCAGCTTCACAACGGTATCGGTGTAGTTGCGTGTAACATAACCTTTCTTTTTCTTCTGCGGATTATATCTCCGCAGGGTGTACGGGATTTTCCAAATATTCACTTGTCGTTACCTCCTTTCTTCGTGACTGCGAAATTAACAGATTGCCTCATTGTGCCGGTGTCGATAAGGGGCTTGTCGGAGCCTTTCTTGGCGATGGTGCTTGGAGCGTTTGGCTCAAAATCACCAGACTTGATCTTCTCCTGTATCAAGCCTTTTTGGAAGACACCGATGGCTTTCAAGATCCCTTCTGCCGTAGTCCTTCCTTGTGCGAGCAATTTGAGTTGCCCCTTCAGGAAAGCGTTTATCTTGTCGGCGTTGTCATCAACGCTCATAGCCAAGAACGGTCGAGAGGGAGTGGATGACGTTCCGAGTTCGTTCCACATCGCAACATCGCAGATGTCGGTTCCATCTTCCTCCTGTGCGGTTCCTTGCTGGAAACCTACTCGAACCTGCAATTTCTTCAGCTTTTCGATTTCCGCATAGAACTTCTCGCCATCGGGTGTCAATTTGTCCTTTGCCTTTGCAGCCATTAACGACGCTCCCCGGCTGAATGGATAGATATGATTTTCAGGCGGCGGATCGTGAGATACCGCAAGCCGTAAACCGTCAGAGTGTACTCCGCATCAACTGCGAGGTTGTTGCTCTGTGAGGTCGAAAATCCTATCGAGGTGCTACCCTCCGAGTACGAACTGACACGAAGGGAGTCATCTACCGTTCCAACCGAAGTGTCGCCGTATCCTGACATTTTGAGATTGTGAGCCGCAAGGAGAGCAAGGCACTGTTCGTAGGTCTCCTTGAACACTCTCTTGCTGATAAGAGGCGTTACAAGTTCGATCCACTTCTGAACCTCACTGTCCTCCAGATCGTCAAACTCTTTGGCGGTCATACGGAATACTTCGAGAGCGGTCATAAGGAAGCCTCCTTATTCGGCTTTCGCCTTTGCGGGAGCTTTCTTGGGAGCAGGCTTAGGAGCTTCCGTGGTCTCCTCAGCAGTCTCTTCAACGGTCTCGGCTACGGGAGCCTCAACCTTCTCTTCGATAAGCTGAACGAAGCCAAGGCGAACGTAAGCCTTAACAGCGGCACTCTCTGCAATTTCCTTGCTGATAGGCAAGGACTCGTCAGGCATCAGCACCGTCTTTCCGATGCCGATGATCTTCGATTTGATATTCTTGATAATCATTTCTTTACCTCCAAAAATTTGATTTTGCCGTAGCATTTATTTGACAAGAATGTACGGAGAGATTGCCGATTGGCAACCCCTCCGTAAAAAAATATCCTCGATTATACGCCTACTGCGATGAGGCAGGAGAGAGGATAGTAAACGATCACGCCTGCGGTGCGAGCCTCGCAAGGAATGATAGTCTCCAGCTTCTCGACCTGAAGAGGATACTGGTAGAACGGCATAGGATTCTCCAGAGAGAGCTTTCTCTTGTCGTTCTTGAAAAGGAACGCAACACCTGCACCGTTCTGCGCTGCTGCGTAGGGGTTGGTGTCAACGCTGTCTGCATCAAGCTCTGCCGCAGGAACGACATTCTTGATGAAGGGAGCGTGCTCAAGCACGAATGCGAGAACCGTGGTGTTGGTGTGGTCGATACGACGGGTGGAGATGTCCATATAAACATCTGCGGGAACGCAGAGAGTGTCGGGACGCTCTACGTTCTTGGTCGTTCTTGCGACCTGCTTTGCCATACCGTTGATGTCTGCGAGGATCTCATCAGCGGTCTTTTCAGCCCAAGTCGTGCCACCGCCTGCACCTGCAACGATGGTGTAAAGAGGAATGTTCTGACCTGCGGAGAGAACACCCATAAGACCGGAATTCACATCGCCAGCCCAAGCGATCTGGTTGGTGAGGCGGTCGATCTGGTAACGAGCGGACTCTGCCTTACGAGCGTCGAGGGACTTGCCTGCAAGACGGGAAGCTCTCATCTCCTGTGCGGAGTAGCCGTAGGAAGCACCAACGGACTTGATCTTCGCATAAGAGGGAGTGCCGTTTACGTCTGCACGAGGAAGGTCGGTCGAGTAGTTGTCGATGACCTTTGCAAGACCGGTCTTGTCGTAGGTGTAGTACGTGATAGTCTCTGCACCTGCGTCTGCCTCGGACGAGATGGGGAAAAGGTTGAGAGCGGTGAGTTCGGGATACTCGACATCGTAAGACTGCTGCTTTACGTAGTCGAGCTCACGAGCGAAGAATACGGAAGCGTCCTCTGCACTGTCGAAGCGGACGCCTTCGGAAGCAAGAATTGCGGAAGGGATAGAAGAACCTCTGAGGGTTTCCATCTCTCTGTTATCGTAATGAGTGTGCTTTTTCATTCTGCTGTACCTCCTTGATTAAGGTCGATTACTTCCTGAGCCTGATTGAAAAGCTCAATAGCTGCGATTGCGGCAGTTGCGTCCTTGCCGCCGACGAAACGAGCCTTGATAGCAACATTGCCCTCGGCTACGTTGGTGAAGAAACCAGCCTCATCACCGGAAGTGATGAGGTAAGCAGCCTCGCCATAAGCGGGCTCGATACCGTCAGCGAGACGGACGTAAACACGACCGTAACGCATAACACCAAGAGCTGCCTTGGTCTTGATGTGCATATTGCCTTCGAGGTCGAGCTCGGTGGTTCTGTTGTTTACAACAACGCCCTCGAAGTTGGCAGCAGTAGCACCTGCTGCGGGGAGCTTTACGTTAGTACCGGGGGTGGAACCTGCAACAACACCAACGCCGTGAAGCATTACACCCGTAGCTTCCTCGTTGATGAAAGTGTCGATTGCGTAGGGAGCGATGTCAAGGATACCACCTGCACCGCCCTTGGGGGTGGAAAAACCGTATCTGGTCTGTGCCATAATCTTTATCCTCCTTAATTATCTGGACTGTTTTGCGATCATTCTCGCACGAGCCGCCTCAGCAGAATCGCCGTCGGACTCGTCAGCACGAGAATCTTTGTTGAACATCTGCTTTCTCTGGAAGCTGGTGTCCTTCTTGGAGCCGGCATTGATGTCGGCAACTGCGAGATCGAACATCGCATTTACATAGGTCTCGCTCTTACCGTCAAGACGGACAGAGGGACGATGTGCAAGCACGATTGCCTTCTTCGCATCGGTGATGCTCATATTTTCAAGACCATCAAGGTTGATGATTCTGCCGAGCATTCCGAGCTGGATACGCTGACGAACAATTGCATCAACTGCATCTGCGTTCATCTGGGAAGTGGACTTCACTTCGGGCATAACGATTTCGGGCTTCTTCTCCTCTTCCTCATCGGAATCGGTCTTCTCGCCTTCCTCGGTTGCACCCTCTGCGGGCTTGCCTTCCTCGCCGCCCTCTTCATCGGTGTTGCCCTTGGCGTTCTCATCGTCACCGTCGGTGTTCTCCGCACCCTCGGTTCCGCATCCGTCAGCCTTAGCACCGAAATCTCTCTCTGCAAGGAGAGTGTCGATGATGTCGTAGAGAAGGTTCATATCCTCGTCCTTCTTGGCAAGAACTTCGGTTGCTTCCTCTACGGTAGCGGGTTCGTTGTCTCCGTTGTTGCGGTCCTTGATCATCTGGACCTTCTCTTCAACGGAAGCAGCTTCCTCGACAGCGGGCTCGTTCTCAGCACCGGTGTCAGCGGCATTTACTTCAGGCTCGGTCGATACTACCTTGCCCTCATCGGGAGTGCCTTCGTCCCCGTTGGCTTCCGCACTTGCGGCACGGCGAGCCATATACTCATCAATTGCCTTGGCAAGCTCCTCTTTGGTGAGTACGCCATCAGCACGACGAGCATCTTTCGTGGTCTTTTTGCTCATTGCTTTTCCTCCTTTAAGGATTGTGTTAGAGTCACGACTGTCGATATTCAGCCGTGCTTGGTCTCCGGCTCTCGCCTCACGGACGAGTGCCAAGTGGTTGATGCGGATGTTCCGCTGAATTGCATCGTAGGGCTGACCGTTCCACTCGCCTGATGTCTCCTCCAAGTCGAGATCATAACCGAGCGAAAGTTCTTTGAGCCTGCAACGCTTCATCTTATCTGTATCGTGGATAATGATTTCGCCTCGCACGTCGTCTCCGCTACGATAGCCGTCGGTCAGGATCGTACCGATCTGATGCTTACTCACGTTGTCCTTTGTAACAAGTCCAGCGTCGTGGGTAATGATGATCGGCTTACCCTTGTATGACTTCAGGCTTTCTTCAGCAAAAACCTCCTCTGGGAGCCGAAGCTCCCTCCTGATGCTGCCATCAGGATTTCTATACTCAAAGATGCCCGTACTCGTAAGAATAGGGCGATCTTTCAAGTATCCTTCTTCTGTGTAGTACGTCGTTGCGACAGGAAAACTGTCAAGACGAACTACTCTGGTAAGCGTAGGGGGCATTTCTGTCCGCCTCCTTTCTGTGTGATGACATAAAAATAAGGTGCTGATTGCACCTTACCTTCGATTATTCGGCTTTCTCTACCGTCTTTTCTTCGGTGAGTTCACCCTCGACAAAAACGCTGTCATCGGCGTTTGCCTCCGTTTTCTCTCCCTCTCCGTTGGAAGCACCCTCGACTACGAGGCTTGTGAGCGAAAGAACGAGCTTCTGCACGTGTTCCAACTCTTCGAGAGCGAGATCTTCAAACATAATGGCGAGTGCCTCGTGGTTCTGGCTTTCAAAACCCTCGGTGTCGCTCGCCATTGTTTCGATTCTCTCGCAGGTCTTGATGATCTGTCGGCATACTCCGCCGATTGGATAAGCATTTTTCATAATAGCAATTTCCTTTCTGTTCTATGAGCCGGAGGTCCTGTCTCCATTGGGGGAGAGTCACGGCTCTTTCCAGCAACATATACTTTCATTTATCGAGAACCTTTCGATTTTCCGTATTTGTCAACCTTGAAGCAATCCTCCCAACCACGATACGGATCTCGTTCGACCACTTCGGGAGTACACTTCTTGTTGCACTTCTTCTTGTATCGCAGACACATACACTTCGGTCTGCAAAACTCATCAAAGTCAATAAAGACCTTGATGTGCTGCTTGTATCCGTCCGACAATCAGTGTTTCCTCCTTTCAAGCCTTCGAGAATAGTCGGGCCTCATACTTCATCGGCTTGCTGTATCGGAATATCTATTGTCTCCAAATTGAAATAGGGTATTGCCACACATCGGCAGCAATAGTCCTCTCCGGGATGGCAACGACGTCCGGTATAGACGATGCCTTTTGATTTGGTCTTGTACCACATTTCAGGCGGGTTATCCCACCTGAAGCGTTTACCGTCGAGCGAATGGTGGCAATCACGAACACGTGAGTCTCCCGAATCCGACCAGATGTATTCCTCGCACCCTGCATCTTCCTGTTGCATACGGGTAAGCTGTGCATTCAGCGTGGAAACCTGATCTCGTGCAAGAGCCTCGGCTTTGTTCTTGGTTACTCCAAACTCTTTTTGGATCTCTTTCGTAATATCCCTTATCGTTCTACCGTTTTGGTATCCCTCTCGAATGATGCCTTGCATCTCATCGAGAGCCTCATTCGGTATGCTCTTGATTTTCAGGACATTCTCATCAATCCATTTTCGCAACGCTCGGTCATAGGCTTCACCGTTATAGTAGTCATCCATAAGGTCAACGCCGAGCGTGTTGCGTATGACACGTTTCCATTCACGAACGGAAGCGTTCTTTGTCAATTTGCCAGCCTTTTCGACCAGCTCTTCCAAGCCGTGCTGAGAAACCTTCCGCTCCAGCTCTTGGGCGATGGCAGCGAACTGTTGACGGATTTCTCTGTCAAGGTCCATCGCATCATCAAACCGAGAGTCGCCGTGCCTTTCCTTTTTGTAGGCAGACATCATTTCAGGCAGATGGTCTTTCAGGATGGCGTAGAACATCTTGGTATATCCTCGTGCGATTCGTTGCAATTCACGTTCGCACGAATCGGGATACCGAGGGATAACCTTGCTTTTAAGAGGCTGGGTACCTCGAAATTTCTTGCTTACCGCCTCTTTTACGAGTTGGTGGTGTGTTTGTTTGTTCAAGGGCTTGCCCTCCTTTCCCGAAGGTTTTGCGAGGTTTGGCGGGACTTAAATGATCCAGCTCATACCGTGCTCTTCGATGATGTCCGAGAAATCCTCGACATCGTGAGGGACGATAAAGAAGCGACCATCCTTAATGCCGATGTGCTTCAGCTCGTGCCTCATAAGAATCTCCATCTTTTCAGGCGAGAGCAACACACAGCTCGGCTTGTAGAACGTGATGATGAAATCATACGGAGCAACCGCTTTCATCTTATCGGACACCTTCATAGTGTCGGCATAGACCGTCTTGCCGCCGCTTTTCTTCTCCTTATCGGCGTACTGATAGGCGATGCGGCAACCGCTGTCTGTGATGGGCTTGAACTCTTTGACCTTGGCAAATACCTTGTCAGCGAGTTCCTTCAACTCTGTGCTGATCTCAAACATAATCGCTCTCCTTCGGCTCTACCTTCTTCCATTTCCAATAGGCAATGAAACGAAGGCGAGAGGGACGACCTTTCTCCCACGCTCCGTGAGCATAAGCAAATTTTGCTCTGCCCTCAGCACGTAAGCGTTTTGCTTTCTTCTGGTTCATAACGTACCTCCTGTATTACGGCATCAAAAAAGCAGAGCACCCGTCAAGGTGTTCTGCTCATTCGATATTCTGTTGTGGATTATTCTTCGACGATCTCAAAATCTTCGGGATCAAACAGGTAGTCATCGCCCGTCTCATCGACGATGCGATACCAGCCGCTTTCCTCATCAACTTCGATTACGTCATATTCTTTGCCGTTAAGCAATTCGAGCGGATCATCTTCTCCGATAAATCTTACCTTCATAGCAGTCATCCTTTCTTGAACTTTTTGATTTTCCACTTGGTCTGACCTACTCCTTCGCATTCAAACCAATGGATCTCTGCATTCTTTTCTGTACCGTCAGACAATTTAATCTTGCCGTTTCCGGTCGAATGCGTCCAATCTTCAGGCTTACCACCGTAGGTATGAGCGAACTTATCAGCAAGGTCGAGCGGTTTCTTACCGCCCTTACCCGCAAAGACCTCGACATCTGTAATGTCTCCAGCCATAATCTTGGCTGAACCCTTGCTTCCGAGTCTGGCTTTTGTTTCGTCGGTGACTTTCATTGTGCCGTTGACGGTTTCAAACTGTGTCACCTTCGTTTTCTTTACGCCTTCCTGAGCAGGCTCATCTTCTTTGCCTTTATGCTCGCCCCATTTCATACCGGGAACGCCATAGTCTTCATTGGTGGTTTCCTTTGACTTTATTATATCCGAAAATGCGGATTTGTCAATAGGATTTTCAGAAATAAACGGAATTGTTGATGAATTATTTTCATCAGCGGAGTCATTCTTGTTCTCGCTTCTTGTATAAATCAGCCCGTACTCGTGAGCGTGGAGCTGCATATACATATCAGCTTCTCGAATCAAGTCATCTTTGGAAAGCGTTCCGTCTTTGTGCTTCTTTTCAAGCAGGTCGATATGAGATGCGAGAGACTTGATCTGATAGTCGTCGCAATCCTTGGTTCTAACCAGCGAATACATCTCCGTTTTAGAGGTCATATACATCGCCTGTTCGCCTCTCGTGGCAAACGTCCTGATGTCAGAACCCGAAAACGAGCTTGCTTCGTGTCCGGGGTGGTTATGGAGCGTTGCGAAAGCCTTCTGTTCTCCGAGCGATACGCTCTCCTCATCACCTTCGTTTCTTGCTATCTCGCTTCCACTTTCGTCATAGGCAACGAGGATCTCTACATCCGAGTTTTTGATCTCTGCTATGTCTGCCAAAGCCCTTCTTTTGGATGACGAATCATCGACCGCTCCCTTGGCGACTTCGACCTTTTGAGCTGTAACCGCCTCGAAATGCTTGTCGATATGCTCATCGAGCGTACCTTCGGATATTGCCTTGTTCACGTCACGAAAACTCATACCAGCTTCCGAGAAAAGGAACTCTGCCTTTTGGTCTTCGGACATTCCGTGAGCGTGTTCACGAACCGAAGCAGATATTGACGGAGCAGAGCCTCCTATTTGACCGGGGACTCCCTCGTGTCCGTGGTTTCCGCTTCCGGGACCGCCATCAGATTTCTCCGTGTGGTCGTCTCCTTTGAAGCGGAGCATATAAGCACCAAGATCTTCAACCCAATGCCACTCCATATCGTCATCTTTGCTGTCCGTTCTGAACAGAACCGCATCGAGCAGTTTAAGACCGTCTGCAAAAGGCTGGAACAAAGCGTGTTCCATTTCCTTGATCTGTTCGAGATCGAGGAAGCGGATCTGCGTCATTTCGAGGTCTATGGACTTGGGTTCACCCTCAAATTCAGTGCAGAGGAAGATAACGGGCGTGATACCCGTGTCTGGTTCCTTCGGTCCGTAACCGAGCTGTACCATTTTCGTAGGGGTGATGCCGAACTCCTCGTATGCCTCACGCTTGGCGGCTTCTTCGGGAGTTTCTCCCTCCTCGATGTGACCGCCGGGACCGCAGAGCAAGCCGTAGCCAAAATCATTGTGCCGAGTGCCGCAGAGGATTTTGCCCTCCTTAGCCACAATAACGCCCACACCGCCCCTTTGAGGCTTGGGTGTGGTATCTTGTGAGTCGGCGTTGTTCTCGCCCTCTCGCTCTTTTTGTGCTTTTTCCTCATCGGTCATATCTTGGGGGAGCTTGGTAGCGGCAGGAGCCGTGTCGGACGAATTGCCTTCTTCTGTGAGAGGGTTCTCCGTACCGCTTTCTTCTCCTTCAGGAGCATTTGCTTCGGCTTCCTGTTCAAGCCTCTCCTCGATTGCCGCCATCAGCTCTTCCTCGTCGTACTGATCGAGAATGTTCTCAACATCGAACTGCTCATCACGAGCAAGACCGTTGCGGACTTCGGAAGGATCGAGAGCGCCCATATCCACGTAGGTCTTGGCGGTTGCCGCATTCGTGGACTTGATGGTTGCTTTCTGCTGTTCAAGCTGAACCTGCTCGGACTCACTCATAGACCAAAGCGGGTTGAACTTAACCTTAATGGGCGGAACTTCTGCAAGCTCTCCCGTTGCCACGCCAGCCTGAGCTATGATGGAGAACAGGTAGCGGAGGTTCTTCTTTACCATTCTACGCTGAATACGCTCAACGTAGTTGTACCAGTTCTCCATAGACGTATCGTCCGTGGTGGAAAGACCGCCCGCTCCCGCACCGAACAAGATCGTTTGCGGAATAGAAGAAATCGCTGACAGGAACGCACAGCTCTTGTCGATGATCTCTGACACGCCTGAGAATTGGAACTGCTTGAAATCGTAATCCTCGCCCTCGCTGTCAATCGTGATGCTGTTGAGAAGCCCTCTCGCCATATCAATCACTTCAAGACGTTTGAGAACTGCGTCCTCACCGTCCGATGTCGAAAGAATGTCGGCGAGGTTCTTCATCTTGTAGATTGCCTGAACGGAGCGGTCGAGCATTTTCGGTCCGCTACCGTATGCCAACTCTGCATCACGGATTGCACGTTTGAGTCTTACGTATTCGGGCATACCCCAGAACTGATACACGGAATTCGTGCATTTCTCAGGGAGAATGCCGTTCTGAAAGACCAGACATCTGCTTTCGTGTACGGTGAAGTTACCGTACTTACTGAAAACAGAATAATATTCAGGCATACCAAGGCGACTGCCTCGTGTCCTGAATGGATCTTCGGGGTTGTAGGAGAACATACTGCTGTAATCGGGCTGAATCAACGAACGGTCATAGATGCGGATGTCATCAATCGACTGAATGTTCTTCCAGTCGAGCGGTTCATCCACGCCTCTACCGTCATTTATCATCATAACAGCAATAGCACCTCCGAAGAGGCGTCCCCATTTGAGAGATGTCATAAACATCTCATCGCCATCAAGCTCGTCGTATGCCTCACGGAAGAACGACTGAATGTCGGGATCGGAGATCCCTTCGAGTTCGAAGCCGTGTTTGATGGCTTCTTCCGCAGGGCTGTCGATGATTTTTGAGAACAGACCGTTGCCCTCATAAAACATCGAAAGAACCGTGTCATCCACGGCGGGTTCGGGTTGGAAGCGGTAGTGCTCGCTCGTATCCTTCGATGTGCCGTACCTATTCAAGACATTTACATATCCGTCTTCACGGAACTCTGCGTTCTGGGGAAGCGGACTGTTCGCTCTATACGGGCGTACCGCTCTGCCTGTCTGCTTTTGAATGATACGAGCGTACCGCTCGATACTGTCAAGCCTTGCCGCCTTGTTTTCGTTTGTACTCAATTCATTCACCTCTTTCCAATTCCAATCAAATCAAGTTTCTGGGATTGAATGTATTCTTGGTTTCAAGCTCGGCAAATGCGTTTGCGGCGGCATCGACCATATCCTTGAATTTACCATCAGGGAAATTTTCCAACTGGTGCAGGAACGGTTCGTTCCAATCACCATAGACAATATCAAAATTGCCTACTTGCCATTGAGCCGCCATCGGCTCGGCTCTTGCTTCCTTGCTTCCTGTCTCGGCTACCGTTACCACGTTAAAGCCAGCGAGGAACTTGACATAGGATTCTGCCTGCTCCTTACCCGCTTGACCGGGATCCTTCGGAAGCCTTACTTTCACTCTTTGGTAACGGGCTTTGTCAGCCTGTGCCGTGAGCTTTATGGTTTGGCGGACATCCGATGCGGACATCTGCTTATTGATAACATCAGCAACTACATATCGACCATTCTTTCTCTTACCCATCAGGACGCCTGCGGTGAATGCAGGATCGCCTGAATCGACGGTCTTTTCTGTTGCCGCCAAGTCCCAGCATCGCACCCATTCGATAACATCGAGAGGGACGGATTGCAGAATGTCGCCGACCTGTGTTCTCTTGAAGAACAGACCAGCCGCCGCCTTGATCTTCCAGTTACCGTGTAGCAGTCGCTCACGCTCGATCTGCGAGAGGGCTTTCAGGTTGGCGAGATACTGAGGGTTGACCTTCAGGAGCTCTTGGTTATCTTGGAGCTTCGACATTATAAAAGTGACCGAGCGGGGCTCGGCTCTTTCTTCGTCTGTCACAAGGTTGAACCTCTCCCAAAGCTCTTGCTTGGTGTTCGCCCAATGTAAGATCTCGTCACGTCTGATGAACCAGCGTATCTTGCCGCTTCGTTCTGGGATAGGATAGCCTGTTTCTTGGTCTATCCACCATTCGATGAACTTTGCCACCCAACTGTCTGCGTCAGGGTTACAGGTCGCTCGAACAAACGGAGTAACACCACAGGTGGAACGGTTACGAGATAGCATATAAAAAAAGACCTTCTCCGAAAAGTGCGTCAACTCATCGAAGCCGATCTCACAAATCTGTGAACCCTGCCACTTGTTCAATTCATCTTCTCGCTCGATGTGGGCGAACTTTACAGAGGAAATCGTTCTGCCTTTCTCATCCGTAAATTTCCATCGACCGAGGGAAAGCTGGGGCTGAGCCCCTTTTATACCGGCATAGATCTTTGACGATTCATCCCAAAGACCGCCTTGCGAGAATATCTGGTTGAAATTCCTACGGAAAATCGTACAGCCAAAGCCCTTGACGTTTTTATAGCGGAGAGGGGATAACAGGAGTCCGTATGACTTACCGCCTCCCGCCGCTCCTCCGTAAATGCAAATCTGAGCAGGTGTTGCCACTACATAAACTGCTCTTGCGGTCCCTTTTGGGGTTTAAGAACAGTTGCCATAGCACATCACCTCCTATTCGTCACCGTCAGGAGTTTCTTCCGTATCGCCCTCGGCGGTTGTGGATTTTTCAGGCTGCTCTTGGCAACTTTCTTCGCTTGCGATTTGAGGCATATAGATCACAACATCATCGTGATTGTCCTCGTCATCGAGTGCGATTGAGATGTCAGCGGTTGGAGCTCCACGCCCAAGTGCCGCAATCTTCGCTTCAAGCTCCAGCTCTCTGCGACGGTCGGATGCAAGGCTCTCTCTTTCCTTGCGTTCCTCTTCAGGATCGTAGCCTGCAATTTTGAGCAGTGCGAAATAGGTATCCAAGTCAGCCTTTTGCATTGCCGCTGTAAGCATTCTTGCGTGGAGAGCCATCATATTGGTACACTCATCATCAGGAAGACCGAGCTCTCGGAGATTATCTTTCAGTTTGCCTTTGGCGGCGAGCTGGAGAAGATACCTTGCGGCATCACGAGCATCTCTCTGTCGCTGAGCTTTCTCTCTGCGAACCTCTCCCGATTTGACTCCGCCCTTGCTTCCTTTTGCCTTGGCGGTCTCGGTATCGGTGATCGTGTTCTCCCTGAATTCCTTACTTCGTTTGTGCCGTTTTTTCGGTACAACTTCCGAGGTCTCCGAAACATCTGCTTCGTTTCCGCTTTGTAAGCCCAAATTTTCGGTATTCTGTTCGCTCAATTTTAAGCCCTCCTTTCTGCAAGCAAAAACAGCCCTTTCACAGAAGCGAAATAAGGCTGTTTTTAGGCTTTTATTTTCAATGTGGGTGTTTGGTGGTGGAAGCCGAGAAAACCGCTTCCTGAGAGTTTTGCGAGGTTATGCAGGGTGATAAACGGTGTTTGATGCCTACGCATACAATTTACACACCGTTTGCACCGCCTTTTCGACCGCCTCGCTGGTGTTGACTCCGATTTGACGGTAGAAATCAGGATAGAGCATACACTCATATCCACGTTTCATCGTGTCGGAGTCTTCCTTACTGATCCCAAGACGGAATCCTTTGGCGATACGGAGGGCAGATTTGAAATCACCCTCCGCTACCATTCTTCTTACGGTGTCACTCTTGCGTTCCATATTTCTCCTCCGGTCTGCGTTTACCGTCGTCATAAGGCAAGCGGTAATGCTTCGGATTGTGTTTCAGGAGGCAAGCGTTGATGTCTCTGTTCCAAGTGCAATCATCAAACAGGTTCTCTTCGAGCGGTGTGAGGAGTCGTTGGTCGTTCTCGATTGCGTGAACCGCATCTCTGCCGAGCGTGTACTTGCCACGGTAGGTATGCCAGTTGTACGCCCAATCAGGAAAGAAGCCCTTGATCTTCGTACACTCGTCGAGCGGTTTGATAATCGGGATGTCTTCGGGATTGAGCAGGAAATCGAAGTCCATCTTCTCCCAGCCGAGCGTTCTCTCAATGGGATCTTTGCAGGTCCACATCAAGCAGATCGCTTTTGCGGCGAATACCGTTTCCGTAGAGGGAGTCGATACTCGGTCATTGGAGATTTGCAATGCCGCAAATTCCGATTCGAGATGCTGGTAATACATTCTCGCCATATCGTTCAAGAGCTGCCACAGATATTTGCGGTTCTTCTTGAACAGAGCCATAGCGAAATGTCCCGCTTTCACGACATCTTTCTGTCGGATAGCGGTGAACAGATGCTTTCCCAATTCCTGTTTGTCTCCGTCGATAGGGACATCGTTGTACATCAGGTTGCAGACGAAGTAATCCGCATCCCTGTTCTTTTTCGCCAAGCAGATAAGGGCGAGGGCTTTTTCCATAGCGTCCTCAGTTCCAATATCACACAAGGCGAGGATTTCTTTTGTTATCACCCCGAAGCAGTCTTCAGCGGAAATAACAAGGAGCCGCTTCCGCAAGTATCCGAGATACTCCGGCAACAGCTCCCAAACGCAGTAACCTGCTAATTCGTAATCTCCTTTTCGGATGGCGTTCTGCATTGCAGAAGTCACCTCCCAAAAATTTCTTCCCGTTCTCGTAGGTTTCATTTCGTAAGCCATTAAACCACCGCCTTTCTCCAAGTGTAACCACCGGCACTTTTTCTTTCTCCGTTGAGGCATCTGACAATGTGCGAACCATACGTTTTGCACCGTCTCGCTGCTTCGTTAATAGATTCAAACTCAACCTCTTCGTTCGTTTCGACATTTGTTCCGATAACAGGAATTTTCATTTTGTCTATCCGACCGATGTGTTCTTTGATTGCCGGTTCGTACAATCCATTTTGCATAGCGTGTGCTACATTCGCTTGCCTTGTGGACCATTCGAGATTGCTTGCTTCATTGTTTCTCTTGTTTCCATCACGATGGTTTACTTCGGGAAGGTTCAAGGGGTTAGGCACGAACGCCTCCGCAACCAAACGATGAACCTTTGCAGTTTTTTTCATCGGCTTGTTGTAGAGGTGTACCATTAAATACCCTTTTTCGTTCGGATGAGGCGTAAGCCGTTTTCCTTTGTGACCGCCGGGAGAATCGTAGGATTCTACATTCCCTTTGTCGCTCACTCGGTATCGACCTTCCCATCCGGTGATGTCTTTCCATTTCTCTTCCATTTTACCGCCCTTTCTTGTATATAGTAGCCAAACCTTGGGTTGATTTGGCTTTACTTTATTATACAATATTGCGGCGTAAAGTCAATAGATTTGCGGATATTTTTGAAATATTTTTTCGTAATCAACGCTTTACGTTGATGTGAGGCACATTCGTCTTCAAATTGTAAGAGAAGTATTTGCCCCACTTGGCTTTCATCAGGTTGATGCTGGCAATCTGGTCGCCACGCTTCTTTCCTGAAGCTCCGCCCTCGTTCGTGTCGGTCAAGCCTTTCGAACAGAAGTATTTCGGTTTGAGAATGATTCTGTTGTAGATCAGCTCCTGAAGCACGAGGTCGAGGTCGTAGTTGTATTCGAGCTCCTTGACGCACTTCGCTTTGAATGTCTGGCGGTTTACCCAACGGACTGCTCCTGCACATCCTTTGAATGCGAACTCACAATCGTAGTTCCACGGACGGATGGTTGCATCGGTAGCACCGAATCCTATGCCGAGGTCGGACATAAGCTGTCCTACTCTTTCAAGCTCGCTCGTGATGAGTTCGGGATCCGTAATGGAAACCGTCTCGAACATTCTATAATAGAAATGGTGGATGTCATCGTCGAGAATGGCGATAACATCTTCGGGAGCGTTGTCGATGAGCCATTGGTTTACCTCTGTCAATCCGCAGATGAGGTGGTCGGGTACGCCCTGAACCTTGATGTGCTCGAATTCTTTGAGAGCCTCACAGTATTCGTCGTATTCGCTCTCACGGACGATGTACGTTCCGTATTCGAGGAAATGATGAGCGTAGCAGGTTCCGGCTCTCTTGTAACTGGGTATATAGATACCAAACGTGGGTTCACTCATTTGGTTTCCTCCTTCCTGTCGTATGCGTTTCGTTTCCATTCTTGCGGAAGAACGAAACCGCAGTTCATAACGTAGTCGATGACGCACATATTGATAGCCGACCGTTTGCCTACCTGCGGATAGACAACCGGTTCGTAATCTGAATAAATGAGGTCAATGCCGTGTGCTCGGTAGTCTTCCTCGATATGATAATCCTTGGCGGCAACTCCGCTGTAATATGCGGTTGCTCCGAGGTATTCGCACATTTCTATAATGCGAGGATCTCTGCGTTTTGTCAAAGGCAGGTCGGACGAGGTAAGAAACAATACTCTGTCATTCAACCCGAACCTGTCGCAAAAGGCAAGGATGCAAGTCTTGTTGAAGAAAGCAAGATCGCCTGCTTTGGTAGCTGTGCGGAGAAGCGACTCGATGAACGGGTATGCTTCCTCGTAGTGAGCCGCCTTGCTGTATTCCTGACGGAGCGTTTTCAGCATTTTCTCTACAACGAATTCGTCGGCGGCAAGCTCCAACTCATTCAGGTTGACAGGGTGATAATGGATCGGGAGCGTGAACTTCATCGGTCCGTTGCCTGTCAATATCTGATTGTAGTTGTGTCTGCCGCTTTTACTGTATTGCACGTTATCCGAGAACACGAAAACGTCGCTTTGGAAAATCTTATAGAAATATCCCATCCAAGGGAAGAAATCGGGCTGATGCGATGCGAGTATGAGCTTGCCGCCGTTGTCCTTTTTGATGCTCTGTTCGAGAGCTTCTTTCAGGGTGAGTTCTTTTTGAACGGTTTCGGTCATCATACGTCAACCTTTCTGAAAACGCACTCGAAAGCCTCTGCGTATTGAGAACCGCACTGTGCTCCACGGAGAACGGGCAAGGATCTCAACGCCTCCTCTGAACGAGGGTGAGGAACGGGACGGATGACATTCTCGTACATACCGAGTGCGGCGATCTTTGCGTCAACCGCTTGGGAAGATACGGGAATGAACGTATTTGGCTGGAAAACCTTGATAGCGGGGTTTAACGCCCAATCGGTAGAGGATTGAACCTCCATAAGATAAAGTGCCTTGATGGGCTTGATTTGCTCTCTACCACGTTGCCACAGGCGGAATGCTTCCATACAGGTAGCCGCCGTCCAGTAATGGTCGGTGTTGATGTCTCCGGGGGATTGAGTGAAAATCGTGTCGGGCAAGAACTCCCTGATGACTGCTTCGATTTTCTGTACCATTTCTCTGTGGTCTGCGTTGTGGAAATTGCTGTCGAGATATTCGCACCCGTAATAGTGCTTGATGCCGAGGATCTTATGCGATTCGAGCAGATCTTTCACGATCTTGGTTCTGTCATCTTCGTACCGAGTGGTATCGCAGGTGTTGAGAACCATAACGCCGATTTCGTCTCCACGTTTTGCCGCATCATAGATAAATGCACCCGCTCCGAGAACCTCGTCGTCTGGGTGAGCTACTACAAAGAGATGTCTCATTACTTGACACCTCCCTTGAACACGCTTTCGATGAGGTGGAGAACATCGTCCTCGCTCATACGCTCCGCCTTATCCGAGGTGTAGGGTACGTTCAGCCCTGTGCCGATGGTCTTCTTTCCAACCACCATATACTCGCCTTTGAGGATTGCGTTGTCCGCCTCCTCCTCCGAGAGCAGAGCCTCGTGCATTTTCTCTCCCTTTCTCGCCCCGATGATCTCTACGGGGTAGTCCTTCGGGAGATTGAGGTATCTGCACACGGCGTTTGCGAGGTCGCCCGTTGTGCAGGCCTTGGACTGTTTTACGAGCAGGTCGCCGTTCCGTCCCACGATGAATGCTTTCTCGACCAAATCGGTGGCTTCATCGACGGTCATCATAAAGCGTGTCATATCGGGATCGGTAATGGTAATCGGGAGTCCGTTCTGTACCTGCTCTATAAAGAGCGGTACAGCACTGCCTCTCGATGCTACGAGGTTTCCGAATCTCGTAACGCAGATCTCTGTGCGGTTTTGGTCTGCCGCCCTTTGCAGAGCGAGCTTTTCCATATATGCTTTCGTCATACCCATAGCGGACGTGGGGTAAACTGCCTTGTCGGTTGATAAACAGACAATCTTCTTTACCTTCTTCTGAACCGCCGAGGTTATGACGTTGTTGCTTCCTTCGATGTTCGTTCTTACAGCTTCCATAGGGAATGCTTCGCAAGAGGGGACTTGCTTCATAGCGGCGGCGTGGAATACGTAATCAACGCCGTACATCGCCACGTCTATCGAATGCTTATCCCTGACATCTCCGAGATAGAATTTGATGTTATCGTACTGACGGTAACGCTGTGCCATATCGTACTGCTTTTTCTCGTCTCGGCTGAAGATGCGAACCTCCGCCGCACCCTGTTCCAAGCATTTGTCGAGAAAGGCGTTGCCGAACGTGCCTGTTCCGCCGGTGATGAGGATAACCGAGTTTGCAATTCCTACGCTCATACTTCTCTCACCGCCTTTACAATAGCATCAACGATGTATCTCTGCTGTTCCTCTGTCAGCTCCGTGTGATAGGGGATAGTGAGCAGATTCTTGAACATCTCGTATGCGTTCGGATAATCGGCGATGTCGAAGCCGATCTCCTTATATGCGGTCATCATCGGGAGGGGCTTGTAATGGACGTTGCAAGGAACGCCAACCTCTCTCAATGCGTGATATACCTTATCCCTGCCGCTTTCCGCTCCTTCCGGGAGGTTGAGGCGTACAGGGTACAAGTGCATAGCGGATTGATAATCCTCTCCGAAATGCTTGATGAGGGGAGTGGCTTCTGCGACATTGGCGAACAGAGCATCGAAGCGTTCCGTAACTTCTCTGCGTTTGCTCTCGATCTCATCAAGCCTGTCAAGCTGAGCTACGCCCATCGCCGCATCAATGTTCGTCATAATGCTGTTATAACCGAACAGGGCGATGTCGTATTCCCAACCCTTGCTTTTATCCCTCGATGTCTGCCCGTGATCTCCGAGCAGGCGGAGGGTTTCTTCCATCTTCTCATTATCGAAATGAGGGAAGTCCTTCCAAACGAGAGCACCGCCCTCTCCGCCCGTCGTGATGTTTTTCAGCACGTGGAACGAGAAGCAGGTGAAGTCCGCCCATTCTCCGCTCTTGGCGTTGTAGGACGAAGCACCAAAACTGTGAGCTGCATCGGCAACCACGGCGACTCTGCCGATTGCTTTTTGCAGCTCATTTGAGGGTGTGAATATATCTCGTTTGGAGGCTACGGCGGACAGGAGACTATAATAATCACACAGCTTACCGCCAATGTCAACGGGCATAACCGCCTTGGTTTTCTCCGTGATCGCCGCCGCAACCTTTTCGTAATCCATCTCGAACGTCTTGCCGTCGAGGTCCACAAATACGATTGTTGCACCTACATTGCGGATGACCTCCGCTGTGGCTGAGTAGGTATAAGGTGTCGTAATCACCTCATCGCCGGGACCGATACCGAGAACACGGAGAGCCATTTCCATTGCCGCCGTGCAACTGTCGAATGCAACCGCTCTGCTTGCGTTGCAGATCTTGGCGATTTTCTGTTCAAACTCACGGACTATGGGACCGTTCGTGAGCCATCTTGTCTCGGCAGCCTTGCCGATGTTATCTACTTCCGCTTTGGTAATGTCGGGAGTGGCGAATCTGATGTCATTCATCGTTGCCCTCCTCAACCGGTTCTTCAGGCGGAAGCTCATCTACTCCGATAATCTGTGCTTTCATCTTATCGTACCAAACGGCTCTGCCCTTGATCCTGCGGGTTTTTGCTACCTTAACCGTACCGCCCTCGATGCCGAGCTTGCGGATAAGGTCGTTATAGTCGAGTTCGTTTCTGCAAGCAATAAGAACGTAATCGTACTGCTCGTAATGGATCGGCTCCATATCCTTGATGCTACGCTCCTCGATAGGCTTTTCGGGGGCTTCAAGGTCGAGCTTGAAATCGCCCATCAGGTCTGCGGTCCAATCTCCGAGCTCTTCGAGATCCCATTCTCCTGCGTGGCTATTCAACTTGATGTTGACGTACTTCTGCTCGGCTACCGTGTAGCCAATCAGGAGCTTACACACCACGATCTCATCGGGGTTCTTTCTCTGCAAAATCGTGACTCTCTGATTTCCGCCGATGACCTGATTCTTTTCATTGATGACGATTATATCAAAATCGCCATACTTTTCAAGGGAATCTTCGAGGTCTTCACGCTTCTGCTTTTTGATTTTTCTCGGATTTCCGAAGTCGAGCTTCAGGTCGCCAACCCTACGCTCTACAACTTCAATGCGTTTTCCTTCCATATTGCTTACCTCCAAAAATAAAAATAGCACCACGGGAGCTCCGTAGTGCTTTCAAGCGTCCAATCTCGGTCGCCTGATTTTTTCTATTATACATCATAGCACAGGTCAAACGTGAATTTCAATGAAACTGACCGAAATTGGCTGAAATCGAATGAATTTTACTGAATTTTCCTGAAAGATAAATCGTATGACAAGAAATAGTTTCTTCCTATACCATTATAGAGAAGCAATTTCCTGTCATACGAAAAAACTTTTTTATAAAGTCTCGATGTCAACCAAAGGAACGTACCTTTTTCTGTTGTTTGCGTAGTAAACAACGCCGCATTCAATGCGAGTGTTGATGTGTCTTCCTATGCAGATTCGCTCGGATCCGTCAGGTTGATAATCTATATCTCCCCAAAGGTAGGCATCCACAACTACCGTCTTGGTTCCTACGAACATTCCCTCGAACTGTGCATCCACACGCTTGTAATAGGTTTTCAGGAACTCCAACGCTCCGATGCACTCGCACTTGTCGGGAACGTCATCTCCCTCTCCGATGTAGCGAACTTCTTCTATGAAGCCGTATTTCTCGTCGCACTCTAAGCATCTTCCATCGTTCACTTTTTTGAGATATGAGGAGCAGCGAACCTTTCTGAACTCAAACATTTTAGCATCCTCCTTTCAGGTATCCACGCATAGCGTCTTCCCAAATTTTCCTTTCCATATCCTTTTTCAGCTCTTCGAGATCAATCGTTACTACCGTGTTCTCGGCAACCTTGACGTTTCGGTAATCGTGCTTGACGATGAGCGGAGCCGCAAGCGGCTGGGTAACATCTGCTGTTGCCGATGCCATAACCGGTTCAGGAAGGTATCCAAGCATCTCCATTTCTTTATGGTCGCAGGTGTCGAAGAACGGACACCTTGCACATCCTTCGGCTATCTTTGATAATCCCATACGTTCAACCGCCTTTCAGCTTTTCTTGAATGTATTCGAGTATGGGCTTTTCGTCGCAATCTCCTTCAAGGTATCCGTAAGCCGCTTCGAATTCAGGATCGCTTTCGTCAATACCGATGGAATCCATCATAGCGGAGAATCTTCGGTTTAGGTCTCGTGCGGTTTTGGCTGTTTGAGCTATCGCCGATGCGACAATCGTAAGCCTCGCCATATCGAAATCGTTGATTTTGCGTTTCTCTTTTTCGGCAATCGGAAGCCAAAACTTTCTCCCGTTATCCAAACACTCCTTTTGATAAATTTCTCGGCACTGCGGGATCACGTCTTTGCAACACCGATTTCCACAGTTGGAGCATAACCTTTTCTCATCCATCGTTGCTCTCCTTTCTGTCATCCCACTCTCCAAGACAATGGAGCTTGTAGAGCTTCTTGTTTTCTTCATTCTGCTTTTGAATCGCTTTGACGAACATATCGCACACCTTTGGCTGAGCAAAAATGGTCGTGCCGAAAACTACGAATGTTCCGTTGTCAGGAA